GGCCGGCTGAGTGGTCTGTGCGGGCAGGCCTTCGACGATGCGTTCTGAGATTGGTGAGGCGTAGCCCCAAGTGTCGGGTGTGACCTCGAGGTGGAGGTGGTCGTTGACGGCGCCTGGGGGCCGGCCGATCCAGCCGCGGCCCACTTCCCAATACCGTTTCGCCCAGTAGTCGTGAATGCGTTGGATGCCGAGCACTTCATGGTGCTCGATCAGCCAGGGAATGACTTCGTTCTCGACGGTGTCGCGGGTTGGTGCGTTCGGATGGTTCCCGTCGCGCCGATACGAGTAGTCGTGAGCTGCGCCGAAAGCGTGCGACGACCAGGCAGTACCGCCGCGGATCGGACGCCGGCCATAACAGCCAAGATTCCACAGACCCCAGCGGTCTTCGAGGTACTTGCGGATCTCACGCAGGTTCGGTGAGCAGGTGTCAAACGGGTGGCGTGGCGTGTCCCGTTGCCAACTGTGATATCTCAAGGCTTCTTTCCGATGATCGGGGTCACTTCCTCGCCTCGACGCGCGGCGATGCCGTTACCGACCGCGTAACCGGCGATCATGCCGATCAGGCCGGTGCCGGCTGACTGGTCGACGCTGTTCGTCGCGAGCAGAATCGTGACGCATACCAAAGCGACAAGGGCGATCATTGCTTTTGACGGGTTGGCGATGTTCATCGGTCGAATCCAATCCAAAGACAGAAGATCACGACAGCGCTGAGAACGACGGCAAGGCCGAGCGTTTTAGCGTCCTCGCTGGTGACGATCATGGGGCCGGCGGGTACGGGTGGGCGGCTTTTACGGCGGCGACAGCGTCGAGCCACGCTTGTTCGGTTCCGTCGCCTCGTTGCCACTCGAAAAACAGCGGGTCGCTGCTGGCTTCGTAGGCGGCGCGGCGAGCCTTTTCGACGACTGCGACCTGGTTGTTGTATTGAACGGTCGGCCATGCGGCGTCGAGCTCGGCCTGTGACGGCTTCGGCGTGTCGCTGAGCCATGTTAGACCCTCGTAGGTGTCACCATCCAACCGCCACAGAGCGTCGGGATAGTTAGCGGTCAGGACTGCGGCGTAGTCAGTCATGCCGAGACCTCCATGACGGTAATCGTGGATGCGGAGCGACCATAGTAGGAGAGGTCAGAATCGGTGCCGCCGCGGTTGACATACATGGTTCGTGTCACAGCGCCACCGTTGAAAATACGAAACCCGTAAGTTATTGCCGAGGTCGTTGCCGGTGAATCCAGAAAAGACATCGAGATATTGCTCATTTGGAAATCGCCATGCTGAAAGGCGCTCAGCGAGGTTCGATTGCTAGCCGCATCACCGATAGCGATTGCGGTCGAGTCACGGAAGATTTGACCGGCCACGATCTGGTCGCCGGAACTTCCGCCAGTGATTTGCACAAAAATCAGCACTTTGTTGGAACTGCTAGCCGGTGTGATTGACGCAGTAAGGCCCGTAATGTTTGATGCGGACACCGCCCCTGATGCAAGCGATTCAGAATACGTGTCTGTTTTCGTGGTGGACACGACCTGCAGGATGCGAAACGCGCCGCGCAGATTGTTCATCTGTGCGGCGGTCAGGACGTTGCCGGCGACGAACGTGGCGGGCAGGCTGGTCGGCGTTGCCATAGGTACTCCTTATCCTAGAACATTGGTGCTGTCGAGCACACCATAGGTGGCATCATCCAAGATGAGCTCGTAAACGATCGTGACGGCGCTTGTGTAAAACCTGACCACATGGCCGGCGGTCGTGTCGATGTAATGCTCGATGCCTTCCACGGCGAGCTCCTGGGCGAGCTGCGTGGTAGTGGCGCCATTGATGAACTCTTTCTCGATCGAGATCGTGTCACCGATGTCGACGGTCGAGATCGTGTCGCGTTGGCCGTCGGTGAGCTGCGCGAACGCGACCTCGACCGCGGTGAAGGTCGGCTCGGGGTAGCCGTTCAGCAGGTAGTCCGCGAGGTCTTGGGCGTCGGCGTCGGTGTCGAGCAGGCTGGCGGTGATCGCTTTTGACTGGATGAAGTAGTCGCCTTGACTTGCTGTGTCCGAGGCCGTCTTGAACTTGTTGTTGATGGTCTGAACGAACACCAGGTTGACGACTTTGTCCCCCCCAAACGAAATGTCCACGTTTCGGTATGGATAGTTCGTGCCGTCGTCATGAAACTGAACGACAGGGCTTGACAGGGTTTGACCGATGCGCTCTTGAAATGTCAGCACGCCTTCGCGGTCAATGAACAGCCGGCCTTGTTCCGCTTCGTTGACCAATCGAAGATAGTCAAGTGCGATGTCGCCGAGCTGCAAGTCGTAGTTGCCGCCGCCGCCAACCTCGACTGTGCCGGTTGCGATGTTGCGGGCCGCCCCGCTGGGGTAGTCGACTTCGGCGAGATCGAGGACGGCGTTGATGCGGGCGCCGGTGTACTGCTTTGAGACGCTGGTGTCATCCAAGATGGTTTGGGCGAGCAGATAGAAATCGTCGGAGCAAGTTACGCGGACGTTGTCGTCGCCGTCTAAACCGAACTGGTAGTCGTAATCGGTGATGCGGCCGACGAACAGCAGCTCGGCTTCGCGATACAGCCGCACCAAGCGCATCGGGCCAAGTCCTGGCCTCGCATTCGCTGGGTCGTAATACGGCGAATCGCTAGCGAACGGGTTGAAAACGCCGCCAGCGGCCGTGTCATTGAGGACAAATGTCATGGTGCCGGCGCCGAACTGGTCGGCGATGTCGCGTCGGCCACGGCGGATCCGAATGCTCTGAGCGCCGTCGGTGACGTCAGCGAAGTCGGTGAGGCCGTCCAGGACGAACGTGGTGCCGTCTAGAACGCCGCGTACCGCGTCATCGAGCCGGAACCCTTGTACAGGTGCGTCGGTGTCGATCTCGAGCGTGTAATCGCCGGATTGGACGATGGTGGCGCTCACAACCGAAGCACTCCAATGCTTGACGATCCTGAGGTGCGGTTGTATTTACGGATGCTGTCGACGACGACTTTGCCGATTTCTTCGGTCGGTGTCGGCGTGTTCACGTTCACGGTGACGTTCTGGACGGCGCCGGACGGTGCTCGAGTGATGCTGGCGACCGGCGTGATCGTGGTGGTGGCAACTGGCGGGGCCGACAGGAAGCCGAGCTCGTCGCGCGGCGGAACATAGGTTGAAGGTCGCTGGCCAGCGCTGACTTGCTGAACCTGTTGGAATGCGTCGAGGACTCGAAGCGCAGATGCGTAGGCGGCGTCAAGGTCGCCGGTGTCGATCTTGATTTTGAGCTGCTTATCGAATGCCAGAGTGAGCAAACCGTGCGCGCTAAGCGTTTCGATGATTGCTCGCGTGAGATCTCGTTCGGCTTGTTGCAGTTCACGGACATTGCCAGATGATTCGGCAATGACTTCGTTGTATCTGTCGAACTCGGTGCGAAGTTTTTCGATGTCGTCTTGGACGTCGAGCAGGCCGAGCATTTCGATGAGCTCGGGATTGAGTTGTCTGATTTCTTCATAGACGGCGTTGACCGAGTTCGCAAGTTCAAGCTGCGCGCTAGCTGCTTCGGTCGCTTCTTCCATCAAGTCTTCGACTGACTGGGACGTCTTGTCGATTTCGGGGTACATGTTGCCGGCGGCGCGTCGGCCCTCATCGAGCGTTTGGTTCCAGGCGGCCCATTCCTCGTTTACGTCTTCGGTTTGTTTCTGAAGCCAGGTGATGCCGTCAGAAATGCCGTTGATGCCTGGGAGCAGGATTCGGAACGTGCGGCTGGCTTTGTCGCTGGCGCGCTCAAGGGCGACAAGTGCGGCTGTGAATGCGACGACGGCGGCGATGGGCAGGGCGATGGCGCCGACGGCAGTGTTGAATGCCCATTGGGCCGCTGTGGCAATAGTCGTTGTCGCCGTGTAGATCTTCATGACGAAGTTGGCGGCGACGATCGCGGCTGACAGGCCACCGACGACAGCGGCCAACTTGATGACAATGTCGGTGTTTTCGCCAACAAAGTCGGCGAGTTTGGCGAACACTGGCAGGATTGCGAGAACGACTGGCAACAATGCTTTGCCGAGTTCTGCTTTGACGTCCTCGAACTGGGCTTTCATGATGCGCGTCTGGTTGGCGAGTCCTTCGCTGGTGCGTGCGAAGTCGCCCTGGGCGTCGGTCGTTTGTTTCAGGATCGCTTGCTGAGCGGCGAGAATCTTTTGTTGGTCGGTGAGCGCGCCGTTGCCGTCATAAATGCCGAGGGCCATGGCCTCAGCTCTCAGGGTCGCGTCGTTGAGCAGGACACCGAATCGGCGCATCGGTTCGGCTTCGCCGCGGAGCGCGGCGCCCATTGCTTGGATGACTTCGTCGGGTTCTGCGTTGTTGAAACTGGCGACGTCGGATGCCAGGGCGGTCATGCCGTTGGAGAACTCGGCGAGATCGGTGCCGGCTAGGCCGGCGGCTTTGCCGAAGGTTCCGAACGTGCCGGCGGCCTCGAGTACGTCTTGTTTGGATTGGCCGAGGGCTTTGGCGGCGGTTTCTGCGAAGGCTTCGACTTCTTTGGCGCCTTCGCCGAAGATGACGCCGACTTTCGACATGCTTTCCTCGAGGTCGGAGGCGGCGTTGATGGCGGGGATGGCGGCGGCGGCAAGTCCGCCGAGCGCGGCGCTGGCTGGCAGGAACGCTTTCTTGAGGGCGAAGCCGACTTTCTGCGACGTCTTCTCAAGGCGCTGAAACTCTTTCTGAGCCTTCTTGAGTCCGACGTTGTTGAACTCGCTGACGATGGGAATATTGACAGCCATCTAACGGAGCTCCTTGTTGATCGTCTTAATCAGATAGTCGACAGCATCGCGAACACTAAGCTCTAGTTTGTCACGATTTTCAAGAATCGCGGGCCACAGCACTCGAGAAGGCCGACCGAAACGCTCGAGGCGCTTGATGAACGCGGCCGAGTTACCTGAGCCGTTGCCTCTTGTCGGTTTGCGTCCGTCGGTTTCTTTGCCGGCAAATGCGAAGATGACACCTGCCGCGGTGGACTGTGTGAGGCGATAACCAGCGACTTGGTTGGCTTTCCCGGTGGTCTTGAGGCTGACTTTGACGCCGCTCTGCACTTGTTTCTGGTCGTACCCGTAGCGCCAATCGCCCCAGTTGCCGATCCGGTCAGTTGCTGGATACAGCCGGCGAGCGAACGGGACGATGTCGGCGCCGATGATGGCCTTCATCTCTTTGTCGACCTGGCGTCGAAGTTTCGGATCGATTGAGCGCATGATGCGGAGCGCGTCGTTCAGTCCGTTGACTTCGATGCTAACTCCGACTTCTGCCATTGGCCTTCTTCTGTTCTTCGATCACATCGACCACGGTGTTGAGGTCTTTGAGATCGAACTCGATTTGTGGGGGCCACCAGGAGACAGCGACCAGCAGTTCTGCTAGCTGGCGTCTCCTGGTTCCCCTCGGGTAGGGCGCTCGTCACTTCCAACGACCTCGAGGCTGACGATCTTCTTGATGAAGTCGTCGAACACGGCTGGCACGACCATTTTTTGGCCCTTCATCGCTTCATATGCGAGGAAGGCGAGGTCTTCCATGCCGGCCGCGGTCGCCATCTGTGACGCTTTGGTCTTGTACTTGCGTTCCCATGCGACGACAGCCCACAGGTTCGTTTGGATGTCCTGTGGGCCGTCGCCGAGGTCGATGCGGATCGTGAGGTTCATGTCGGGGCTCCTTTAGGGAATGAACTGGGATCAGGTGCCGTCGCTGCGGGTCAGTGCCCCGCCGCGGAACACGACGTCCATGGTCGGCAGCTCGCCGACACCGCCGTTGATCGGGGTGACGGACTCGAGGTAGCAGCCGGTGAGCGTGTACTCGGGGTTGGCAACTCCGGCGCTCGTCGAGGTCGTCGGGGTGACGACGACGTTGAACGTGGTGCCGGCGAGGTCGTTGAACTTCTCCTCGACCTCGGATGAGCCGTAGGCGATCATGAGGGTGGCGGAGATCTCGTGGTTGCCGAGTCCCTTGACGAACTTGCGGGCGGTGTCGCCGAACGCGGTCGACTCGAGCGCTTCGTAGCTCTCGGTGACGGTGATGTTGGAGACCTGGTCGCTGAAGTCGACAGAATCGACGGTCAGGGTGGCCTGGTTGAGAACAACGGTGGTTGCCATTGGGTCAGTTCCTTCTTGTTGCTAGCCGGACGGTTAGATCATAGGCGGGGAGCTGTTGCTCACCGATGAGGGCGATGGACGGCGTGCCGGCG